GTCCGGTTGAGCTGAATTCCCTCCGCTTGATAGTCCCCTGGACAGTTGTCTGATAATTGCCACCAGCTGGATAAGCGAAAGACGCACTTATAACACCGTTAATATTCTTTCGAGTAAACTGTGTTTCGAACCCGTCTAAAAAGACGAGGCCGTCCCATGCACTTAAAGTCTCAAGGTACGGCCCTATAGGTAGGAACCAGTCGACAACGAAAGAATAAGGAAGCACCTCCCATGCGAGATTCAAAGGAGATGTAAATCCGGTCTGAGCAAGAAATGAACGTAGCCGAGAATCAAGTGAATACCTTAGGCCAATTTTACAACGGGTCTCGACTCTAGTAGTCAAGCGCCCGCTTGGAAAACCGCCATAGGTAGTTATCGCCTGGCTCGACGTCGATTCAGCCTTACCCGAACCGGTCACCTGGTGAACTGCGTAACTGGCAAAGTTAAAACTTGCCAAGGAACGCATCGCACCGTCAATATCTTGAAGGAGAGGCTTCCATCCGTACTGCAGAGATAGCCAGTTATCAGCTATACTCTGCCCCGGTCTGGGAGTTTTACCCTTCTTGAACTTGGCGGGGACATCGTTAAATAGAGCATTGATAGCACTCGTCAAGTTTCCTCGACGAAGACTGAACAAAGATCTAGCAATCCGCAAAGCCGATGTTTCTATCGTCTTAGCAGTTTGTTTGAACTGAGTCAGATCCTGGGCCAGGTTACCTTCTATACCTGTACCAGTGCGTTCAATAATGCGTCTAATAGCGAGGTTACGTGCATACGCAATATGCGATATGCTACCAGGCAAACCTAGACTTCCCGGATCACCAAACTTTTCAATCCACCAGTTATAGCTTCCAGAGACATGAGTCTCTAAATGATATTGGCTGGGAGCGGATTGGGTCCATATGGTGACGTTGTGATTATTAATCGGCAACGCTCGACGCTTCTTACTTCCGAAACCCGGAGTTCTAACGCCTGCCCACGTGCGACTATAAGAATCATAGGGGAATGTCTGGAGAACCAGAAATACCCCATCACGATTCCGACAGTCTATGCGGGCTTTTGTTACGATCTCAGGGCTCGGTCGTATTCTAGAAGATCGAGTAGGGTACTGACTAGGTTTTCTACCTTGCTTACGCGGAGGGTAGAGACTGCGGCGAATAGAAACAATCGCTGCAGGAGGCATTATACCGCCTTGAGCCGGAATTAATATCCAAGTATTTCGTAAAGAAATACTGAATTTTAATCTGGCCCAGGACGTTATAAGACGATTGCCGTGCACAAAGGACGAACCAACCAGCCAAAGAGAATATCGGTCATTCGACTTATGGTGGGGAAGAGGAATGGGAGGAATAGAGAATCCCGATAAAGGGACTTCACTAGACCTTACGATCTCGACACCACCACGAGTCACCGAATATCTCCAAAGCTCGCCGGTAAGTCCCATGGGCACGTACGAATGCGGACTCTTGGCCGCCTGCCTTCTATCAAGAGCATCCTGTTGGAGAGTCATCTTTTGACTCTAGAAACATTCAGCTCGACTGAGTGCGTCGGATTTATTAGCTCAAACATCCAACTTTTAAGGTAAATTTCTCGAAAATCGATCGTAAGAACGATTAAGAGAATAAGGCCGACTAAGAAGGCACCTGCCCGTTTAAAAGGGAAGGGCGCCCTATTAGTTTTAGCCATATTACCTCTAAAGGAAATGTTAAAGTAATAAACACGACGGTGAAGTCCTAAAGGACTTCTAAACCACCCTCGGAGTAATGATCCTACTCAAGATTGTAGAGTTCTAGCAACTCGGAGTAATCCACCAGAACGAATTTCATCGCCATGGTAGAAAACACCTCGATATCGCTATTATCTATCAATCCAAGAGTAAGTTCATCGCGTATCTTCGCACTGTGATTAAGTTCTTCTTCAGAAAGGTTGTCGTTGAGAATCTCGTTCAACCTATCCAAGAGAGCTTCCTCTACGTCGTCGAGGAGACAAGTATGCGGCATCTCAGAGAGATTCGCACATTTGTAACCAAGATTGAACATGAGGCGCTCTTTAAGGCTAAAATTGAAACGAGTCAACATACAACCTCCTTAGGAGAAAAGTTCACGTGCTGGACAC